AGTTAAACTAGAACTAAATATACTATCACCACCACCTAAACTAAATAACCCTTGTTCAGGTGACCCGGCCAAAAGATAACCATATATAGTAGGTTCTGACCCACATGTATATGACGAAGTATCCGAAAATTGACTAATAACACCTGAATTCCCCAAACTTTGTTGACTAGAACCAACCGATTCCATAGTACTAGTTGTAGGTGGAGTTAAATCAGTAGAAGCCTCCACATCTTTTTCACAGTTCTCACAGTCAGGATATGTCATTAAACATAAATGAAATCTAAATCCTGTACATAAACCAACAATTTGGTCCGCAGTATCAAATATCCCCTGAGCAGATTCTTTTATTCTTTTTCCATCATCACGTTTTGTTTGTATAAAATCAATAGCCGCACCAATCGCATAAACAATACCACCAATTAAATATAACACAACGGCAATAAGCGGAAATATAACACACGCAATTAGTTTTAAAACGTGAAGAACCTGTAATATAACAAAAAATAAAGGGAAAAATATTATCATGAAAATCATGTATAATGTGTACAGAAAATCAGGCTGATGTTGTCCATCATTAATTGGGAATTTAACATTTTCGGACTCACATGTTGTGTCGGTAATAAATTTAATACCTATAAACTTTTTCTTATTAGCACCTTTTCTATATTCACTAATGTGACTTGAAACTGTATAAACTTTGTTATAAACAAATTCATAAAATTTGTCTTTACAATCAATAGCGTCTTTAATCATTGATTGTCCAAATGTTGAGGTATCACCATAATCATCCCAATTAGTAGTAAAAGCATATGACCTAGCAACATCTAAAGCGTTTGGTGCAGCATTAGGACTACCAGCATTCCAACCATATTCTCTAATATTAGGTACTAAAAAATAACCTCTTTTAATTGGTATATTTAAAGCCGGTGGTTGGTTCCATTTAACTTTAAATCTATATTTTCCTTTAGTTGGAACTCCAACACTTGGGTCTGTAGATATTATTTGTTGGCCAAATTCATTAGTTGTCACATAATCTAAATTCATTGGGACATTTATCACCCAAACACCGTTTTCATCAATAACTTGTCCACCGTTCTCTAAACTAAACTCCTCTAACGCAGGTCTACCATTAGAATCTAAATCAATAGTTTGTCTAATCGCTTTGATTTGTCCAGGTCCCGTTATTAAAGAACATTGATTACCCATTTTTCTATCAGGTTTACAATTATTTCTAATAGCATATTCATCGGCATCAGATATAATTGAACCCATGAATATTGCCACAGGATTTAATCGAATATTCGCTTGTTCGGTAATGTCAAAGTCAGTTCTCGTAATACCAATACTACACAATTCAGGTTCCCCCCATAATGGTTGAACTTCAATGTTTCTTGAAAAAGAAATAATTTGAGGTAATGAATTTAAGTTAGTTGATGATTTAAATTTTGTACCATCAACCATATCACTTGTCGCAGCCCCCATTTGAATTAAGTCATTTGGTGATAATGAAAATTCACCAATATCTGATAAATCCAAATCAACAAATAATGTTTGAGGTCCAACAGGAACACCAAATATCATAAAATCCCCACTTTCATTAGTCACCGTAGTGTACTTATAGTACTTGTCATACACTTCAATTAATGTTGGGTCTTTAATAACATCCTCACGTTCAAAAAATGTACCTGTAGGAACATGCCCATTATATGATGGGACATAAGGTAATAAGTTATACCTATAACCTTCTTCATTTTGGTCAGTAATAGTTCGATAAGGATAAATCTCAGATATTATAGGATTTGTAGAATCTTGTTCAGTTAATGGAATAAATACGGAAAGTTTAGCATTAGGAATCCCAAGCCCATTATTCACACTAATACGTCCAATTATCACACCATAATCAGAACACTGTCTAGTATAAATTTGTTCTTGTAATATTTTTAATGATAATATCTCAAGATATTCAAATTCTTGGTCTATTAATACTTTTAATGATTTATCTACACCAGGTGTTGTTCTTATTCTATAAGAATTTGACATAATAATCTTTTTACATAAATAGTTTATATACTATTTTTAAAAATAGATGATTACGAATAAAAATAAATTATCAACTGAAATTAACTGTTGATAGATTTTTAACTCTTACGTTAATATCTTTATTTGGATATCTAACTTGATATGTTTGATTTGGTTCAGCAAATATTGTATCATCAATCAATTCAATTTCTTTTGTTTCATTATCAACATATCTTTGAGATGTTTGAGATGACGAATATTGACCACCGACTTTATTAAACACTTTAATATCCGATAACGATATTACACCATTTTCACTTTGTATTTGTCTTCTAATCTCAGATAAGTTAACATTCTGTCCCATTTGTCTATTAGTAGGTTCAAAGTACGTTGAAACTAATGTAATGATTTGTGAAATAACCGCACCTTGCGTTTGACTGTTATCCAACACAACATCAACATTAATACCTAAATCAATAACATTAGCAGATTCGATAGAAATATAATCATTTATCATTCTATAATTAGAAAGATAGTTAGCAATATTACTTTTTAACGTATTTGACACAACTTCAGTTAATGTACCTGATTCATCATATGCTAATATTTGTATCTTAATTTTGTTATTTTCTTCGGTAATTGCGACTTTAGCAGGTGCACCAAATTGTGATGGCATAGTTCTAATAATCGAATCATAATCGTTTACCGTCACCGCTCTTTTTTGTGCAGCAAAGTTAAATGATACTAAGTTTCTCACTTCTTCCATTGTTGGGAAATTAGCTCCACCAATAGCCGCAGTTACGTTAGTACAACTAAGTGAATTAACAACTGTAGTATTAATTGATGCCGAAGGACCATTAACAAAGAATGATACCGTACCAATTTGAGTGATTACATTCACACCTACATTACTACCTGTTCCTCCACCAACTCTATACTGAACGAATAAAGTAGAATTACCTTTTAAAGTACTACCTAACGCTAAATTATTCGAATATTTGTATAAATCTAATTTAAACCCATTTCTTGCAAATTCTCTTAACTGTTCGTCAGCAGATTGACTACCACCACCAAAAGTCATTTTTAAAAATCCTTCAGGTGTAAACTCACTAATGAATTTATCACTTGTTGCAATATACTTACCAACTTTAATACCAGGTTTATCCGATACTTTTGTTGGGTCTTCAATAAACACTCGGTCTTCAGCTAAAGCGCTTACCTCATACCATCTATTATCTAAACCTAAAAACTCTTGTGCCGATGGAACATTGGTATATTGAGTACCATCTTTTAATAAAACACTTGTAATACCCAACACATTTTTATCAGGTAAAAACATTTCATAAAAAGGTTTAACATCATTGGCAGTTATAACTTTTTTGAATACCTTTGTAAGACCATTAACAACCGTTTCTCTTTTAACAATTGTATAATTAAGTAATTTATTATTTGAGTCAAAATTAGGTATTTTTTTTCTATTAGGATAACCATCAGCGTTTGTTGGTGATGCAAAATCAATATCATATACAGTTTCAAAACTTTGTCCCGCACCATTTACTTGAGAACCACGTCTTAATATACCACAATATCTTAAATCTTCTTTATCACCATAAGCTGGTACGGTAATTGAGAAATCAACTAACGCAACCGAAGGTCTTTGACCCGGTATTTTCAAACCATAAGTTCTTGCAATATTAAAGATAGATGAAGGTTGTTGAGCGTACTGTAATACTGTCTCTTGAATACTTCTATCAATATTAAATTGTAAGTTATCTGTAACCGCCGCGTTTAAATCCAATAACACAGAGAATACCGATGCGTCATTAAAGTTATCAACTAAATCAGGATAATACGTTTTAGTAAAGTTTACTAACTCAGTTCTTATTGATTGAAAATCTCTAGTTGTATAAGATATTTTTTTATTAGCCATAATTCTTTTATATATTTATAATTACAAAGTCACTTGGATTAAACGCGTCATTAGTTACGATATAATCAATTCTAACTTTAGCAGTATGTTCTTTTTCCGAAATACCAGGTACTCTAAAAACCCTTTCATCACCATCAATATAAGTACCTTTATCTTCCTCACCTTCAGATGCCGCTTTAACACTTATTTTAGTTATTTTAAGATTGGGTAGATATTCATCAACAGAATCCCTAATTTCTGATTCAATTTCAGAAAATGTGGGACCATCAAGTGGTTCAAAAATATATTCATATAATCTTGTTCCAAAATCAGGTAAATAATATCTTGTCCCCTTTCTAGTTAATAGAAGGTGAATTAAACTACTTCTAATCTCCTCTTCATTAGTTTGAGATAAATCTAAATACTTACCATCAAATGAATCTCTAAAAGGGAAATTTATACCATATGTATTTCCATTTGCCATATAATATAAATATAGTGTCGAGATATTTTCATTAAATAGTTATAAAATAAAAAATCCCGACATGTGCCGGGATTAATGTAGTAATTAAGATGAACAACCAAAACATTCAAATTGAGAATCTGCCGGTTTTTCAGGTGTTATATCAACTTTTGGTTTTTCCACCGAAACAGGTCTTTCTCTTTTTGAGATATCTACCGCTAAGTGTTTAGCTCCTGTAGAAATCGCCTTGGTTCTAATATAGTAACTTAATGTTTTCAAACCTTTTTCCCACCCATGGAAATGTGATGAGGTAATTTTTGATAATGTTGGGTTACTCATGTAAATATTCATAGATTGTGATTGGTCAATGAACGGAGCTCTGTCAGCCGCCATGTCAATCAACTCTCTTTGAGATATCTCCCAAATTGTTTTGTATTTCGCCATTAAATGTTCAATACGTTTAACTTTTTTGTTGTAGTTTTTATCCTCAACATCAAGGTAACTATTGAAGTTAATGTTTTGAATTGACCCCTCATTAATAATGATATCATTTTTCAAATCTT